GTGCCTCATGATGTTCTTTTGGAGTAGGTTTCATGTTAATACTACTTTTATTTGTATTTAGACAAAAAAAAGACCCCTTTAGGGGTCTGGTAAATTAAAAGAACTTAGTAGTTGCAAGTTGCCCAAGAGCAGGTTTCATTAAAGGATGTGCTGTAGAAAGGAATGTATTCCAACCCTTATCCTCTGCACCCTCAAATGGAATGGCAGTTTTTTGTCTACCACTAATTTTTTGTCTCTTTATTCTTACAAAATCATTGTACAAGAAAACAAATCTTGCAACAGCAGGCTCATTTCCTTTGTAAAGACCACCACCTTGCACAAGATCAGATTGTGTAAGGTTTCTTGCATCTGGATCAAAATGCCTTAAAGCACTACCATATTCAGTGAAGTACCACCTCATCATCCAATCAAATGAATCAACGTTATTGTCTTCATCAACTTTAGCAATGTATTCAGAGAATCCTTTTAGAAATAAAGATCCTGCTACAATAACACTTCCATAAATTTCTTGTTCACATTTGTTTTTAGTGAAACACTCCAAGTATCTTGAAACAGTTCCTTCTCCTGCTAATTTTATAGCAGTAGACATATATGAATGAGATGGAAGGGAGAAGTATGCATCTTCTAAAGTTCCTGCAACACTAATATCAAAAGGTTTTAAGTAATTGAATAACTTAACTGCCCAGTCTTCATTAGATCTGTACGCTGATCTAAACTTGTGCTCAGTATTCTGAGGATTTCTTTTTGCAGCATCCACATGGTGATCCTTTGCTTCTAACTCAATGATTTGTTCATCAGTAGAATTAGGGTCATGGAATTTTACATTAACCAAGAGTCTAACCTCTGGGTTTAGCGATACTGCGTATGCTTCTGTGGTTCTGTGTCCACCTTGCGTACTTACAAACTCACCATTAGGTCTTACATAACCTGATCCTGTTCCTGCTAAAACATATGAAAAAGAACCTTCTTCTTCTACATATTTTTCGCATCGGTTAAGATCAATTTCAAATGGTCTGTTATATACAGGTGAAGAATATATACTATTTGCCTTTACAGCACATACGTATGTTTCTCTCCAATTAAAATTTGGATTTGCAATGTATTCTTTTACTAGATCTTCTAGTAAGAGAACGCCAAATGGAATAGATCCCGTAATTGGGAAACTAGATAGCTTGTTTTTTCTATTTTCTTTGACCCTATCTTCATAGAGGTCAATGATTTTAACAAGCTTCATGAGATTCGTCATAAAAACTTATTGTAATTGAACTAGCAAGTAGGAGGAATTACTCTCTCTACTTACCTTCATCAACATAGCATAAAAAAAGAGACCCGTCAAGGATCTCTTAGAAAAATATGTAAAATATGAATTACATAAGGTTTGTAACTTTAACACGACGATAGTACTTATTGCTATTACGTGCAATAACACCAGGATCATCGAGAGAAGCACCACGGGCGAAGGGATTAGCAACGATTCCGTAACGAGTCTTAAACCCGATTTTTGGTTGGAAGGTGTTCTCACCAACTGCACGAACCATCTGTAGAGGAACGTAAGGGCAGTAGAACAGTCCTGCGTCATAAGGTGAAGAACCTTTATAACCTGCAACGTAGTACTGATTAGCAGCAACGTTTGCAGCATAAGGATCGATGTATACTCTATACTTACCTTGAAGTACACCAGCAAATGTATTGCCTGTGTCATCAACGTTAAGATTAGCATTAAGTGCTGGAGTGTAATCTAATACACCTGCCATTGTTAGGGCACTAGCAACGTCTGCAGAGCAGAGGATCATATTACCCTTTCCACGACGAGTTTGCTGTGCGATTGCGTTAGCGTCTCTTTCGATCTGGAAAATAAGTCCCTTGAACTTCTCAACCGACCATCTACCATTTGAGTCGATGTCTAAGTCAAATGTACCACCTGTAGCAACGTTTGCCTGAGCACCAGGAACAGCAACGTTATAGATTGTACGAATAACTTCTCTGTTAATTTCAGCAAGAATCTCAGTAGAAAGAATGTTGGCAAGTTCTGCCTCTGCATTCAATCCATGGATTGCTTTCAAGTCTTGAGCAAGTTCTAATGAGTACTCAGCTTTTAGGGCACGTGACTTTGCAGTAACGGTGACTTTCTCGATTGAGAATGCCATTTCGTTGAACTGGTTGTCAGCTGCATCTCCAAGTGCTTCAGAGTTTGCAGTTGTCATACCCTGACCTACGTTGTAGGTAGTAGCATCAGCAGTAGCAGGGAATGTTCCGTCAAGTGCACCTGGGTTAGAACCCTGTTGGTTAGTTGTACCTAAACCAACTGCTGCTTGAGTCATTCCAGCAGTCTTATTAAATCCTGCTGACTGACCAGAGAATGCTGTATCTGCTTCGTTGTAGAATGCTTCCTCTCCACTTTGTGTGGCGTAACGAGAACGCATTGCGAAGATTAGTCCAGTAGGACCATTCATTGGTTGAACACCAGCAAGGTCATAAGCGACCAAGTTTGGCATTGCTCTTCTGATCAGACTAATAAGTACTGGATCGAAGTTTGAGATACTACCACCTGTTGAGTTTGTGGGAGCTGCTTCATTAAGGAACTCTTGCTCCTCTTTTAAAGTCTTTTCTTGGTTCTCCAGAAGAACTGCGGTAACCATTCTCTTATGAGAATCTGTTATTTTCTCTTGACCATCATGGTCTAGGATGGGTGCCCACTTCTCCTGCAGATGTTCAGCATTGAACGATTGCATTTGATTTACCTTTTAAATTTAGTTTAAAGTTTGATCTTATAATTAAAAAATCACTTTTTCGAGACTCTATTCATAGTCTGTAGGTAACTTTCCATCAAGCCAGACGGTGCTGCTTGAGGTGCCTCAGTTCCTTCAGAAATTGTCTCTGAATGGTCTCTTGGAGCACTAGCACTTGGGAAATAAGATTCTCTAAGTGTTCCTAGTTTCTCTCTGTATGTTTCTTCACTATCAAACTCAACGTTTTTGGCAAGAGAAGCAAGTTTATCTTTTTGTGAAAGTGCAAGACCTTCGGATACGTCTGCTAGAATTACATCTGATACAGACTCAGCTAATCTTTTGTTTAGAGCAATATTCTTATTAATTTGCTCGTTGAGTTTATTTTCCATCTCATCAAGTTTATCAACCATATTGTTGATAACATCATATTTTTCTTCAGGGATTGTTACATAATGATCTTCAAAAAGACTCTTCATACCTTTTAAGAATGAATCAGTCATTTCTGTTTTAAGTCCATGCTCTACTGCGAGTGCATTTTCTTCCATCCATTCCTGAGCAATATACTCAAGATATGCATCAGTTCTATCTTCTAGAACTTCTTTCATGGCAGAAACTTCTTCAGCGAGTGATTTCTCATACTCACCTTTTAATTCTTCCTTGATCTCTCCGATCTTGGATTTGATAGCAGCTTCGAAAATGGTTGTTGCTTTTGCTTTGAAGTCTTCTGAAAGTTCTTCGCCTTCTAGAAGTGCATTAACGTCTGCTTCGACACTAAATGACTCTTCTTCTTCGACGACTTCTTCTTCAGTTGTCTCTTCTTCTGCAACTACTTCTTCGGTTTCTGTAGTCTCTTCTGACTCAGCAACTACTTCTTCTTCAGTAGTTTCTTCCTCAGATACAACCTGATCTTCAGGTTTTTCTGCTTCTTCTTTTTTAACAGCACCGCCAGCCATTGTAGGCATTGGATCTGCCTTACCTGCGTTTTTGTTAATTACATCCTTAACTTGCTTAAGGGTTTTACCAGGTGTATTTAATTTAGCTGAATTATCATCAACCTTATAATTTTCTGGTGTTGGCCCACCTAAATCCTCGTAAGTTGCAGGTGTACCACCTGTTGTCAACTTAGGCATCGGATCACCAGGCGAAGCATTTTTAGTTACTACGTTTTCCATTTCTTGTAAATTGCTACCAATAGGCATGTTTTTTTAATAGAATATTAAATATTCTTTATTTATTTATAGAACTTAAAGATTTGATAAGAAATCGGTAAAGAGACCGAGCTTATGTTCCTCAAGTGTTTTTTGGTCAACTAGGGTGTTAATCCTCTTCTTAGTTTGGTCTACAAACTGTTCACGAAGGATTCCTCCTTCCCAAACCCACTCTTTTCCTTCCATGATTCCGTTAACGAAAGCATCAGGAGCTGATGGATCTGCAACGATATCTGCAGCTGTTGCTAATTGAAAGTCTTCACCAACAACTTTAATACCATCACGATCTTCTTTTAATGTTCCTATACCACGAGAAGAAACTCCTAAAGTTACACCTTCAGCGAGTAAAGATTTTGCAATCTTACCCATAGGTGTTTCAAGAAGTTGTGCCTTACCTACAAAATTATTTCCTTCTTGATGAAGATCAACAATTTTATGTGATACTCTATCGAGGTTCACTGTAGGGCCATCAGGGTGACCAAGTTCCCCAACAGCACGACCTTTTGCAACGAAAGATTCGTTGTATCTGCTAACCTCTTTTGCAAGAGTGTCTACAGGATACATTCTTCCATTACGATTTTTAAGGTTTCCTTGTAAGAAAACACCCTCTATATACATCTTCTTTTTACTACCTTTTCCTTCAGTAATAAATTTAACGTCTGAAATTTCTTCTGTAATAAGTTTCATTTTCCTAGTTTGTAAATCCTACTTTAGCTCCCTTGACTGCAGCATTAGAAGCAAAAATACATTGAGTATATTCTTTTCTTAGATACTCAACAGTACCTGCTGGCATTGTAAATGATCCAATACCAGTTCCACTTTGTGTTTCTACAACACTCACTACGTGTGCATTAGTATCAGTATTAACAAGACGAACTACAGGTGCTTGAGTAAAACTCGTTGCAGCTCCTGTTGTTGTAGGTAATGCAGATTCTGCTCCTAATACTTGAGTCATGTCGGCCATTATTCTTCCTCTGTTGATTCAGGTGATTCAGTATTGTCAAACATTGATGCACCTACAGTATTACGAGAAGCATCTATTTTATCTGCTGCTTTAGCATACAAAACATCTTTGATCTTATCGCTAATATCATTAGCAGCAGCATCAGTCGCTATCAAATTAACAAGTTCTTCCATAAAAAATAAATATAAAATCCTAGTTTTATTTATATCTCTGCCTTTTTAGTATCTTTTTGTACCTGTGCATTGGTAAGTCCAGCATCAATTTCTGGATCCATTGGGATTTCTCCCATCTCACCTTCTGCTGGTAATGGTTCACCAGTTATTGGATCAACTGCACTAGGATCTGGTATTATACCATCCTTAATTTCCTGTTCAATTTGCTCATCC